GCGGGACGCGGGCAACACGATGCTGTCCAAGGAATTCGCGGGCGGCATCCTGATCATGACCGGCGCGAACTCGGCGGTCGGGCTGCGCTCGACCCCCGCGCGCTACATCTTTCTCGATGAGGTCGACGCCTATCCGGCCTCGGCCGACGAGGAAGGCGATCCGGTCACGCTGGCCGAAGCCCGGACCACGACCTTCTCGCACCGGCGCAAGGTGTTCATGGTCTCGACGCCGACGATCCGGGGGCTGAGCCGGATCGAGCGGGAGTTCGAGGCTTCCGACCAGCGTCGGTACTTCGTGCCCTGCCCGCATTGCGGAGCGATGCAGTGGCTGCAGTTCGACCGCCTGCGCTGGGCGAAGGGGAAGCCGGAAACCGCCGCCTATCATTGCGAGGGTTGCGAACGGCCCATCGCCGAACACCACAAGACCGAAATGCTGGCCAAGGGCGAATGGCGGGCTACCGCGGTTTCCAAGGATCCGAAGGCCATCGGCTTCCACCTCTCGGCGCTCTATTCGCCCTTGGGGTGGAAAAGCTGGTCCGACGTCGCGCGGGAATGGCTGGCGGCCCAAGGGTCGGACGAGACGCTGCGGGCCGCGCGCAACACGCTTCTGGGTGAGACATGGGTCGAAAGCGGCGACGCGCCGGAATGGCAGAGGCTGGCAGATCGGCGCGAGGCGTGGAAGCCGGGCACCGTGCCGCTGGCCGGGTTGTTCCTGACGGCCGGTGCCGACGTGCAGAGGGACCGGATAGAAGTCGATATCTGGGCCTGGGGCCGGGGTCTGGAAAGCTGGCTTGTCGATCACATCGTCATTCCGGGCGGGCCTGACGATCCGGCAGCCTGGGACAAACTGACGGCCCTGCTCGGCCGATCGTGGCAGCATGCCAACGGCGCCTTCATGACCGTGGCGCGGCTGGGCATCGACACCGGATACGAAGCCGCGGCGGTCTATGCCTGGTCGCGGAAGGTCGGGTTTGAGCAAGTCGCGCCGCTAAAGGGCCTCGAGGGCTTCAACCGGGCGGCCCCCGTTTCTGGCCCGACCTATGTTGATGCGACCATCGGTGGCAAACGCCTGCGCCGCGGCGCGCGGCTCTGGTCGGTGGCAACGGCAACCTTCAAGGCGGAGACATACCGCTTCCTGCGGATCGAACGGCCCTCGGACGAGGACAGCGCCACAGGGGTGCTCGACGCCCCCGGCACGATCCACCTGCCCGGCTGGGCCGACACCGAATGGCTGAAGCAGCTGGTGGCGGAACAGCTGGTCACGATCCGGAACAAGCGCGGCTATTCCCATCAGGAATGGCAGAAGATGCGCGAACGGAACGAGGCGCTCGACTGCCGGGTCTACGCCCGTGCCGCGGCATGGATCCTCGGCGCCGACCGATGGGACGAGACGACCTGGCGGCGGCTCGAGGCACAGGCTGGCGTGGAAACGCGCATGCCGACGGCCGTGGCGGCCGAAACCACACCCGATCCGGCCCAGCCCAAAGCCGGAACCCTGACCACGCCACGCCGGAAACGGCGGGCCTACACCCCGAACTTCATGAGGGACTGATGGACCTGGAACGTATGCAGGCCCTGCTGACCGCGCTGCAGGAATCCCGCTTCGCCGGGCTGCGCAGCGTCAGCTACGACGGCAAGACCGTGACCTATGGCTCGGATGCCGAAATGGCGACTGCGATCCGTGATCTGGAAGGGCGCATTGCGGCGGCAAGCGGCGGTTCCGTCCGACGTCGCCGCTGGGGCACCGTCGCGACCAAGGGTCTGTGACCATGGTGCTCGACGCCTTCCGTGCGCGGCTCGGGTCCATCATCGGCGGGTTTGACGCGGCGCAGTCCCATCGCCGCATGCGCGGCTTCCGCGCCACCCGGGCGCATGTGAATACGCTGATCGCGGCCTCCGGCGAGACGATCACCGCTAGGGCGCGCTGGCTCGTGCGCAACAACGGCTACGCTGCGAATGCCGTCGATGCATTCGCGAACCATGTCGTGGGCGACGGCATCAAGCCCTCGTCGAAGATTACTGAGGCCGCGAAGAAGGAGGAGTTGCAGAAGCTCTGGCTCGCCTGGACCGACGAGGCGGATGCCGAGGGGCTGACCGACTTCTTCGGCCTCCAGCGCCGGGCCGCGCGGGAGGTATTCCTCGCGGGCGAGGTCTTCCTGCGCATCCGCACGCGGCGGCCGGAGGACGGGCTGACAGTGCCCATGCAGTTGCAGATGCTGCCCTCGGAAATGCTGCCCCAGGACCTGACGCGCGTGTTGCCGGGTGCCGGATCGATCCGGCAGGGCATCGAGTTCGACGGGATCGGCCGCCGCGTGGCCTATCACTTCCTGCGCCGCCACTCGGGCGATATGACCGATCCGGGGCTTGCGGGCGAAACGGTGCGGGTTCCGGCCTCGGAGGTCATCCACATCCTCGACCCCGTCGAGGCCGGGCAGCTGCGCGGCGTGTCGCGCTTTGCCGCCGCCGTGGTGAAGCTGTTCACGCTGGACCTCTACGACGATGCGGAGCTGGAGCGAAAGAAGACCGCGGCGATGTTCGCGATGTTCATCACCTCCCCCGCCCCGGAAACCGCCCTGGACCCGGCCGAGGACGATCTCGAGGTTGAACCCGGCCAGGTCGTGCGGCTGGACCCGGGCGAGGATGTCACCACCCCTTCGACGCCGGATTCCGGGTCTACCTATGAACCCTTCCAGTACCGCACGCTCCTGCAGATCGGCGCGGCGCTGGGTGTGCCCTATGGCTATCTGACCGGTGACACCGCCAAGGGGAACTTCTCCAACACCCGAATTGCGCTGGTCGACTTCCGCCGCCGCATCTCGGCCTTCCAGCATTCCGTGATGGTCTATCAGCTCTGCCGGGCCGTCTGGACGCGCTGGATGGACATGGCGGTGCTGGCCGGTGCCATCGATCTGCCGGGCTATGCGGCGGATCGGCGGCGATACCTCGCCTGCGATTGGCTTCCGACCAAGTGGGACTGGATCGACCCGGCCAAGGATGCCGCGGCCGAGATCCTGCAGATCGAGGCGGGCCTGAAATCCCGGACGCAGGCCATCGCTGAACGCGGCTACGACGCTGAACAGGTCGACCGGGAAATCGCGGCCGAACGCAAACGCGAGGCCGCGCTGGGCCTCGACTTCCGGCGGCCGGGATCACCGGCGCAGGCGGCCGGTGGCAGTAGCGCGGAACAGGGCGGCGAAACGGACCCTGACAAGCAGGACCAGAGCGAGAATGACGAGGGCGAGGACCGAGAACCCCGGCCCGCGGAGGACGCATGATGCACCACACCCAGATCGCCCAGCGCGTCTTCAACACCCCGCTGATGGTCGATCCGGCGAAGGCGCTGGCCTTCCTGACCGGCCTTGGTCCGCGGATCACGGGGCGGGAAATCAGCGTCGAGGGTTTGGAAGTTGTGGCAGAAGATCGGGATGCGGCCAACCTCCCTGCCCGCGCTTCTCTGTTCGGCGATGACCTGACCAACCGCCAGGCAAGTAATGGCGGCCAGCCCTTCGCTGTCGTCGAGGGGATCGCCGTGATCGAAATCGCGGGCACGCTGGTGCACCGCGGGGCGTGGATCGGGCAATCCTCCGGTCTGACCTCCTACGAGGGGATCGCGGCCCAGCTGCAGGCGGCCATCGGCGACCCGGCGATCCGCGGCATCGCCCTCGATATCGACAGCTTCGGTGGCGAGGTCGCGGGGGCCTTCGATCTGGCGGATCGCCTCCGCGCGGCGCGTCAGGTGAAACCCGTGCAAGCCTTCGTCGCCGATCACGCGCTCTCGGCCGCCTATGCGCTGGCGTCCCAGGCTGACCGGATCATCCTGCCCCGAACGGGGGCCGTCGGCAGCATCGGCGTCGTGGCCATGCACAGCGACATGAGCGGGGCGCTCGACCAGAAGGGCATCGCCGTCACGCTGATCCATGCAGGGGCGCGCAAGATCGATGCGAACCCCTACCAGCCCCTGCCCGAGGCCGTCCGCGACCGGATCGCGGGCGAGTTGGAAGATCTGCGTCAGCTCTTCGCCGAAACCGTCGCCGAAGGGCGCGGACGCCGCCTCGACACCCAACGCGCGCGGGGCACCGAGGCCGCCGTGTTCCGCGGAGAAGCGGCGGTCTTCGCCGGTCTCGCCGACGAGGTGGCCGATCCGGTCACCGCCTTCCACGCTTTCGCAGCCGCACCCCGCGGCACATCCACCCCGAGAGGAAAGGGCCCGATGATGACCACCGCCCCCGAAGACCATGCGCAGCCTGCGACCGC